ATAGTCATTGACATTTGGAATCATACTAACACCTTGTAATAAGACCTCTGGGTTGCAAAGACCAGCATTGGACAAATTAACGATAGCATTGATGGTGTCAATATCATTGCTTGGTAATGTATGAGTATAAACTAAATCAATTTTATCTAAATCAAACTTGATTTTTTCATAAAGTTTTTTATCGTTTTCTTTAACAAACTCTAATGTCAAATAGAGAACTATCATATAACCTTTGTTAAACCATTTTTCTTTATCGTTGCAAAGGTCTAATAGTGGTTTAGTTTTTGCTTTGAGAATTGGATCACTTGCATTTTGGGTAAACTCTACACTTGTAAAGTCTGGAATATGTGTAATGTAGTGAATCTCTTTTTTATAATCATCGGCAAGTTTTTGAATATCTGTTTGGTTTAATGGATTAGACAAGAACTTGGCATCTACATTATCTCCTTCAAGTGGCAACACTCTTTGTGTCTTAATTAAATCAATTGCAGCTTGTGCCTCTTTCTCATCACCAAGTCTTGCATTTTTAATGAGCAATAAATAGTTCATAATGTCATCAACATTTTGGAATCTATTATTTTGTAAGGCACTATATAAGGCAATTTGTGGTAATGCTGGTTTACAGTCACTAATGCAAAGTTTATTGTTTTGGAACTCAATAATTGGAATATCTTTAAAACCATGTTCCATCACATTAGATAATTGTGCGCCATTGATTAAGAATAAACTTAATGGGTAAACTCTAAATGCCATTTTTGTAGGAATAGAGATTTGACCTGTATAGTAAGCAAAGATTTTTGTTTTTGTATAAATTAAACAAACATATCTACCTCTACCAGCTTGGTCACATTCATAATAAATGTGATAAGCAAATAATCTATTCATAGCGATAGAACAGTCATAAACAACATTTGTGTATCTTGGATCAAGAGAACGATATTTAGGGAAACTATCGCCTTCTTCGTTATAAAGTCCCAAGAAACCGCTACCGCATTTGCCCATATTTAATGCAGCATCGTAGATTTCTTCTTCAAACTCGCTATGCTTTTGTCTTAATGAGAAAGCACTAGCTCTTTCTTTTTCAGTTTCTGTTCCATTAACAACAATGTCTGGAACTCTACCAAGGAAAGTTGATGTAGATGTATCAACTAATGGTTTGACTAAATTGTGTTGCAAATCTAATTTAAGTTTTCTATCTAAAAAGAATGGATCAATTAAGTCGCTGTTATACATTTTGTATTGTAAGTCAATAAGTCTAATGTCTTTACCAATAGCATCTTTCCAAAAGATTTGATACCAAATAATTTTTTGGACTACTTTTTCAAGACCTACACCAGTTTCTAATTGTTCTCTATCAACATTCATTCTAATCATACTAAAAACCTCTTATCGCTTTTGATAGCATTGCAAACCTACCATCAGTAGTTACTTTGCCACCATATCTATACTCATAGTTTAGCAAATATTGTGAAAGCATATCAACAAAATCATCGTGTGTATAGTTAGGAAATCTCAATAATTCATCAATATCATCTTCAATAGTTGGATCAATTGATTCATCTGGTAACCATACATTTCCACTTTCAATTAGTGGTATAACATTCTCAAATCTTTCTTGTTTAGATTTAGAACCTGGGTTAAACTCAACAAAACCACCAATTTCATTGTTTAATGTTTGAATAGTTGCCATACCATTAGCTTTTGCCTCAACGATTTTCTTTCTTGCTTGTGGAAAGTTAGCGGACAAAATGCGCAATTGTTCCAATGTTTCTTGGAAAGTCATTTTTTTCTTTACTTTTTTAAGTAAATAGTGATTTGCGCCTACTCTACCCCAAACACCAATGCAAACATTATCGTTTGTCTTTTTAGTGCCACCAAAAGTTAAGTCACAAGACATTTCAATAGCATCAAAAATACTTGGTTTTGTTTTCTCATCATAAAACTTTAATGATGACCTTTTAATTAAATTGCCACCTTCAATATATGGTTTGCCTTGATAAAGAGCATTCCATTTCTTTGGTCCAAGTAGTTTTTGCATAGACATTGCCCATTCGCTATCAAACCCAAGTTCTGGGCATAATGTTTGACCAACTTTTCTATGCAATAATTTATCTTCACCTTTTTCCCAAACACAAGGAATATTGATAATAATCCACTCGCCACTTTTAGATAATCTACCAATAAGGTCGTCATCGTGCCAACGAGTATGAATCACAATAATTGCATTACCTTTTCCCCTAGCTCTGGTTGCTACACTATCGGCAAAAGTATCATATACTTTATCTCTTAAATCTTGGTTATTTGCCTCCTCGCCATTTTTAAATGGATCATCAACAATAACGAGTGCGCCACCATTACTTGTAAGACCACCAAGAATACCTGTTGCTAACATACCGCCTTGGTGTTTATCAATGTCCCACAATGTTTTGTTGTCTTGACTATCGCTAATTTCAACACCAAATATTTCTTTGCCATGAGTTTTGATAAGTTGTCTATTTTTATTACCAAACTTTTCAGCAACATCTGCGTTGTAAGCGGTAACAATACATCTTAAATCTGGGTTTCTTCCAATAAACCAAGATGGCAAAGTTTCTGTAACTGTCATAGATTTACCATGTTGTGGTGGAACACTAATACAAATCTTTACCTTTTGTCCATTTTCAACTTTTTCTACTACACTTTGGCAAATGTTACAAATCAAAGCATGAAACTTTGTGAATATATAATCAGGGTAAACATACTTTAAATATAAAGCATAATTATCTCTAATCTTCTTTTTTTCAATTTCTTTGTCAAAAGCTGCTTTTTCATTAGGTGACATTTTTTGGTAAATATCTAAAACATCATTTTTCTTTTCTTCTTCACTTAAAAAAGTATCGCTAGGTTGCTCATTGAACTTTTTTAATTGTTCTTTAAACTTTTTACCCCTAGACTTTTTAACTTTTTCAAAGTTTTTACGATTAAGACTATTTACCGCCATTTATATCACTCGCTTTTTTCATTGCCTCAATAATAGCAAGTTCTTCTGGTTTTAAACTTTCAACCATCTTTTTGTAATTAGATTCATTGTTTAAAGGATTATCACCTAGTTTTTCACTTAATTTATGTTCGGCAAGAAACTTTAAAAGTAAAGGATTAGGTGGTAATTCTTCCTTAATCTCAACGATTTCAACTTTTTCACCATATACTTTGCCATCGGCATCATATTGCTTAATTTTTACAGGTTGTTGTTTAGTGATAATCTTGCCACCAATAGCGGTTTGAAATAAAGAACCAGCAATAACCACATCTGCTAATGCTCTACTTTCTTTCATAACAAGTAAAAGTGTTGGACAAATGGTTACAAGAATCGCCCATTGATTTTTAGTTAGAGATAATTTTTGTCTAATTTCGCTATCACTATTACCATTTAATGCCCACTCTGCAATATTGGTGATAGTGGACTTGTTCATTTCAAAATCTTTTAGTTCGGTTTGTGCTAAAAGTTTGTTGACAGTCTTAATATCAACATTTTTTGCAAGTTCTTTAACTGGATCAAGTATTTCGTTTTTCATAATTTAAAGGTGGTCTAGGGCGATGACACAACCAACACCGCCCATGACCTAATTTATTATACCTAGTTTGTCTTGTCACCTACAATAATAGGTTTCAATTTGCCATCTTGGAAAATCATTTCAATTTTCTTTCCTTCTTCTTTGGCTTTTTGAATCATCTTTTGTTGTTCTAGTCTTTCTTCATAGTCTTTTTGACTTTGAGCTTTTGCCTCTTGTTCTAATTTAACAAACTCTTGGAAACCTTGTTTTGTTCTGTCCCAATAAGTAACTTTATTCTTGCTATTGATAGTGGAACTTAACATAACATAAAAAGATTCTTTGCCATTAACGAAAGCATTATAAAGACTAACTAAAATCTCATAGTGGACAATTCCATAAATGATCCGCTTTGCTTTTTCGCTATCTTTAATTACCTTTTTAATGCCTTTAATGTGTTCTTCTTCGGTTGCAAGAGTTAATTGAAAGTCCATAATAGCGATTTCGCTATCAAGCAAACTAGCAAAAACTTTCTTTAACTTTTGTTTTTGAACATCTAATTTAGTTGGTTTTTCTTTATGTCCCATATTTCTCTCCTATTCTTTTGTGCAAAAACCTCTAATTGAATAATCCATTTCTATTCCTTGTTCATCAAAATATTGTTTTACCTCTTTTGTCCATTTTCCTTTAACTAAACCCCATCTCCATTCATTTACTTTTTTACCAAAACTTAATAAATTGGAATCTTTGTTTATAAGGAAAGTGTAACCTAGTCCAATATTATCTTTTTCAAATTGCCATAAGTTTTTATCAACATTAAACAACCTTAACATTGCGCTTTTTTGCCATATTTGGCACAAACAAGAAACTTTATATAAACCTAATGTGTTTCTAACACAAATGCCATCTCCAATATATCTATCTAACGGATCAAACGATGGTTCAAGGTTTAAACCAGCAACATTTCCTTTGACATATTTGCACAAGTCTATAATTCTATCGTTATCAACATCTTCTCTCAAAAATATATCATCACTTATCATTAAGATATGTTCATCGTTGATTTCTTTGATAGTGTCATAAACTCTCCTAGTGCATTTTTCTAGTGGGTAATTCTTGTTTATTGTTTTGTAATAAGGATTATGGAAAGTTTCTAACGAATAGATTATCTCTGGGTGATTTTTCCAATGTCTTTCCATAAAAATATGAAATGGCTTGAATAAATCGTAGCTTTTGTCACAACTAATAACCAAAATAACCATTTTTATTCTCCTGGATGCTTACTTTTATCGTGTTCATCAATTTTACATATTTGCATAAAACTAATTACAGTAAATAAAAAACCGATAAAAAATAATGCAGAAAGTGTGATAAGAATCACTAATAACCAAATTGGAATGTTAATCATATTTTTTTCTCCTTAATCCAAATAATTTTTATGAAATATCTCAACAAAGTCTAATTTTGGGTAATATTTATTAAACATTTGTTGCCCTATTCTTCTTAAAAATAACATTTTTTCATTGTCGTTGTGAACACCATTAGTGCCTCTGTGACATTGCTCACACAATGGCACTACAAGACCATATTCAGTGGACTTTTTGCGATTACAACCGCTAAAAATGTGGTGTATTTCAATATGTTTAGATGATCCGCACAAGAAACACCTATTATAAGTGGAAATTATGCTTTTCCTATAAGGAACTTTTTGTGGTTCATCCAATATTTCTAAATCTGTGCAATTATTTTCCACAGTTTAATACCTTTTTCCAACAATTAAGTAGCCAAAAAATGTCATCATCATAAAGATAATAAAGGCAATTATTGGCATACCTATTTGCCACCAAGCAAAATCAACTAATCTGTGCCATCCATCACACAAACAATGTGGTAAAATAGATAAAAACACAAATATTTCACTCAAAATATAAGAAATTATATAACCAATTATTGCTCTTTTAGTGGACATTTATTTTACCTTAATTAAATCTCTAACTAATTCTTTTTCAACAAAGTAATGATTACCATAAATATCATAAACCACCATTTTATCTCTATTAGAATCATAGTGTGTTCTATCGTTATCAATTAAGTCTTTGTTAATATAACAACCTTGGGCAATACACACAAAACCTTTCATACTTACTTTTCTCCTTATAAACATAATTTTTGGTATTATTTATCGCATTTTTGCGAATTATAAACATTTTTCTCGTTTATAATCTTATTTTTTCCATTATTTTTCTTATGAGATTTTTTCTCACGATTCTTAATTTTGTTAAATATTGCCTTAATCCCAATAGCGGTAAATGTCACTAATAAGATAAATGGTGATCCAACTGGACTTGCCCACCAAATCCATACCGCACTACCAATTCCCAAGAACCATTTAGCAGCATCTGTTGTCCAACCGCTACATAAAGCTAGAACATACCATAACCAAACACTAGATGACCATAATAGAAAAGACACTAAAATACAAATAGCGGTTCGCCAGTCCCTAATGTTATAAAATAACCACACCCAAGGAAAAGCAATTAAATACCAAACCCATGACCAAAATCTTTGCCATTTAGTGGGTTTAAACCTAATGCTAGTTTTCCAAATCAATTGTTTATGTTTATATTCTTTTTCCAATTCTTTGAGTGTCATCTAATTTTTAGCATTACACAACATTCAACCCCAAGCAATAAAAACAAAGAAATAACATCTCTTGTATAATCAATTGATAATTCTAAAAAAGTTTCGCACAAGATGTTAAAGCATAGCACTAAAACTGTGATAATAAACACAGAAAAGATACAAATGTTTTGGCATTTATTCTTATGTTCAAAAATCTTAATCATTGGTTGTGTTGATCCTTTCACACATAATTATAAATAAAACCAAATTAAATTAAAATAAAAAATAAAAACTTAATAATAACACTCATAATAGGTAGAAATACTTAATTAAATCGTGTAGTCTTATAGGTGATGCTTTGAAATACATAAGGAAAGACTAGCACTATTATAGAAACACTACTTATTTAGATTTTCAAATCTAGCAAAAAGTTTGTAGGTAGAACAAAGGCATTGGGTTCATTTATTAAAGTCCCCTAAAAGTTGATACCCCCTACACCCTACAAATAATATATTTGTTGTATGTGTTGCGCATATATAGAAACCCTACAAAGGGGCGCAGCCCTTACCCCTTACACACATAAAAGAATAAATATAATTCTCTCTTGCTTTGCTTATATAATATAGATAGTTTTTATTATTTCGCATTTATTCATGCATTAAAGACCATTTAAAAGACTTTTATATATTAGTTAATATCTTTTATTTATTCCGCTTTGTTTCGTGCTTTATTTCGCCTGTTTTGTTGGTTGTCTGGTTCTAGCTTATGAAATGGATCATAAAAGACAAATAAAAAGAATCAAAACAAAAAAATATTTTTGCTGTTTAATTTAATTTATTTTAATTTGTTTTATTTGGTTTAATTTATTTTAAAAGAAATATAAAAGAAAAGGGAAAGAGCAACCCAGGAGAGAACCCCCAACAGATGGCAAGCACTCGCGCACATGCGAACCGATCCACAAAGGCAAAATAAAAACCCCACCAGGGGCGAACCTTGGCGAGGTCTTGGGCTGTTTAATTTAGTTTGTTTGTGAACCTTGCAAGGGTTGGGGCTGCTTGGTTCTCTGGGTGTTCCGCTCTTTGGATGTTTGCCCACTCATTGCGGAGAGTTGGCGCAAGTAATAAGCGCAACAACTCGGCGGGCTTTCTTTGGTAATATTCCGCGATTAATTCTATTTGGCGCGCGGTTTCTTCATCGGTGTTAATTGTAAATTGTTTAGTTAATTTATTATTGTTTGCCATGTTCTCCACCTCTTACCAATTGGGGCGCACTAAATAGGCGCGCTCTTTTTCTTCACTATTTTCCAGGATCAACACAAAACAACCACCGCGGGAAACTTGACCAAAACCGCGGACGCGGTAGCCATCCGCAAGGGTTAGGGCTTGGGCATCTTCTGCACCACCACAGAACCACAAAGCACCACCACAAACCGCGCCACAGTTTAAAAACCTTTTACCGATTCGCGCAGCTTGTGACCTTTGCGCCTTTGTGCCTTCTTTTCTCATAAGCTCGGCAACAGATAGCGGGGCGAGAATGTCGCGCGCTAGTTTTTCGCCTTCGGTTGTTTCTCTTTCGTTTATAAAGTAACAGGCGCGGACCTTTCCGCCTTCCGCTGTTTCTTCATCTAATTTAATTAAATCAATTTTTATTTTCATTTTGTTTTATTCTCCTTTTATTCGTATTTTATATATATTTGTTTTTGCTCGCCTTTTCTTGCGATCCCGTAAAGGTGGGAACAGTTGAAGAACACCAACCCAAACGGGGCGAGCTGTTGGGCGGTTGTTTCCGCTAGTTCTTCCAACCTGCGCCCCATCCTTGCGCTCGTTTCTTCGTTGTATCTTTCCGCATCGTTGTCATAATTGGCGCACTTGTCCGCGTAGTCATTCAACCAGTCAAGGAAGAACGCAGCGCGACAAGCTCGGCGATATTTGGCAAGACTAACGCGCGAAAGTTTGCCCCCTTGTGTTGCAATTTGCCACGCGTTGAACTGTGCGCGCTTGCTGCTTGTTCTCTTTGTTTTATATTTCATCTTTGTTAATCTCCTTTTATTTGCCTTTTTCAACATTTTTGACAATTTCAACGAATCCATAAAGCCCGCACCCTTTGGCGAACTCTTGCAAATTGTCGCGCATCTTTTCAATTTTTGCCACATCTTGCGCGATCCGTTGCATGTTCTTTTTATATTGGTTTGTTGTCATCTCTTGGGGTTCTTCGGCATAGTGCCAAACCTCGGCGGGGTTTATTTGGTAGATTCTGGAAAGTCCCCCAGAAATACCACAAGCCCAGCCCGTATAAATCGCGGTTTCAATTCTTAAATATTGCCCCTCTTTTGTTTTGTCTGGGTTGAGTTCTCCCCCTCGGTCATAGATGGCAACAGAACAAGCCCCCGCGCTGTGGTCTTTTCTTGGGTTCTTTTGGTTGATGATTTCCGCCAGAGTGTGCAGCCCTTGACGGTCCGCAAGCTCTCGCCAAATTGGGCGGATCATATCGCCAAGGAATCGCGCAAAATAATCCAAATAATTTTTAAAATTAATGAATGCCACGCGCTCGCGGTCCTCTGCATCATATTTATTTTTATATGCTTTTTGTAATTCTTCGTGCCATCTTGTGGGGTTTTCTTGTCTTATTTTCTCCAATTGGTCAGGATCAAGCCCCACCGCTTGACACCCTGGGCGCGTTCTATATTGCCAAGCGTTGGCAATTTCTCCGCTTTTGTATGCTCTCGCCCTTGCCTTGTCGTATTTTTTGCCGAGTTCATAAGCTCGCGCAAATAGTGGGCGCAATTGTTCGGCGATTTCTTCCGCCTTTTTTGTGTTTTCTTTGTTTAACATTGTTTTTATTTTCCCTTCTTTTATTTGTTGGGGGTGGTATTGGTTGCCCCACCCTTGGCGAAATGATGCAAAATTATTTTTTTGTGGTCTTTTGGTTCTCCTTTCCCCTTTTTGTGGTCTTTTTTGCCTTAAAAAATATAATTTTTTACTTGTTTAAACCTTTAAAATGTATAAAAAAACATCTTTAATATAAAAGATGTAAAAAAATATATTTTATTTTATATATAGCGAATAAGAGCGAAAATCAACAACCCAATTATTTATAATTGTTTTTATTGTTTCTTTGTCTTGTTGCCATAAAATATTATTTTTTTGTGTTTTTTCGTAGGTTTCAAAGTCTTTTTTTAATTCTTTTATATTGTCTTTTGTCAAATCATAAATTGAATTAACAAGACCGCCCCAAACATCAAAGCTCGTTTTGTTGTTCATTCTTAATAAACATTGTTTTTGTCTTTCTGTCATCTTTCGTGACCTCCTAACGCATATATAATATCACAATATTTATATAATGCAATAACAAATAATTTTTATAATTTTTTTCATTTTCTTTAACCCCTTACAGAATCGGCAAATAATAAAGGCGCAAGGATCAAAAGACATCAAGCACCAAACACACCAGAACAAGAGCAAAAAATATTTAACCTATTTTTACGAAAAAGCGCACGAGTTCTGCAAGTGTTCCAAAAGCTCAAAAATTGAACACCGAAAGACCATCGGTTATAGTCAAGTCCCAAGATTTTTCCCTTCTAATTTTGGGACTTTTTTATTTGGCAAAACTCTACTGTATATTTTCTACACTAACTATTGTATTTTTTCTACAATAGGGGGGTATAAAAAAGATGCCCAAGTGACCGAGCATCCTTTTTAGTTTCTCCTTATTTGAGTAAACTATCAATAACACATAAAATATACAATAATGTAATTTCTTTGTAAATAAAAAGACACACCGAGCAGGATTCCCTGGTCCAAAAATGTGCCTTTTTCAACTCTTACAGTGGATGTAAAGTTTACCTGCGCTTACCACTCGCACCACTATCATTTCATCTCTCATTTATTAGGCGGAGAAACCTTTGCATGTTTATAGTGCCATCTGCTTTGCACTAAATTGGTATTGCCATATAGCAACCTAGGACAGAACGCAAAGCATTCCCTATATGGTTTCTCCAACTATCTAAAATTATTATACCAAAGCACAAAAAAAAGAGCAAGTCTTTCAACTCACTCTTTCCTTTGACATATTCAGGAGGTCTATGTCTTTTTGGCTTATTTAAAATATAACATTTAGATATTCTTTTCGCAAGGGTATAAATCTCTTACCTTGCAATGCAGCGCACTTGCAATTTTAACAAGTGTAGATAGTTTGGCATTTGTTGGATCGTTGATTTCTTCTTCCAAGAATCTAATTGTTTGTTCATTAACACCAGATTTTTCCGCTAGTTCTCTACGACTTAAATGCTTTTGCTTTCTAATATCTTTTAATGCAAACTTTGGTTTAATTTCTAAACCGATTCCAAATGTGAAACCCATAATTATTTCTCCTTTTAAAATAGTTTTATTTGTTCATCTTTCTTTAAACGATAATTGATCCGCCTATATTCATCATATACAGGTTTCCAAATCATCTCGCATTGTCTGCGCTCTTTTGGTAGGTATAATTCCATTATCTCTAATTGTTCTTGCAAATCAAGACTAAATGGACAACCCTTGCAACCTGTTCTTTTGAAATTGTATGGTTGGCAATAAAGTGGACAGAGTGCTATGCTCTCTCTCTCTCTATCAACCAATTTTCCCATTGGTCGTCAACTTTGATAAGTGGATGGAATCGTTTAACATTACCTTGCTTGTCAGTCAAGATACACCCTTTAATAGATGCCCTTTCCCCACCCTCACTATTGCGCATACCTGTTATGGCAATGTGTCGGTTAGATGCCTTTTCCCACTTGTGGATGGGTTCTTTTTTAAGTTTTCTACAACAGTTATCACTCAACTTTATCTTAAAGTCTGGTGTAAAGTGGTATAAAAGACTTTTAGGGCAACGAAACTTGGTGTTGCTTTCAATTATGCCAAGGTATCTTATTACACTTAAACCAATGCCACTATTTTGATAGACCATAACATTGTGCGAGTGTTGTTTACTCTTAAATGGGTAGCCATACTTTTCTAACATTGGTTTAATAGCTTGTGTTGGTTGTAAAATGATGAATCTATCATCTTTCGCAGCAAGACCTTTTACAAAGTCAACTATCATTTGATATTCAATGCCAGTGTTAATAAAAACTCTTGGTATTTTATTGCCTGGTAATGCTTGGTCTAACAAGTAATGAACGATAGTGGAATCTTTGCCACCAGAGAACGATAGATAAAAGTTTTCTTCGCCATATTTGGTGATAGTGTCTTTAATGACATTTATTCTATCAAATAATAATAATTCATTGTCCATCGCACTCTCCTTCATATTTATAGACTGTGTAACATCTTGTGCTAGTGTTCGCAAAGACAAATATATAACCTTGGAAATATTTGATTCTTCTATTAGTTCCTACTTGTCTTGCTTTCATAAAATTGGCAAGTTTTTCATCGCTTATTTGACCATAGGTTTTGCCATACCTTTGTGCGTCTTTCATCATCCGCTTTGCCATATATTTAGTCCAACCGCATCTTTCGGCTGCTCTAAAATAAGCATGGTCAGTATTTGGTTGTCTTTTCCTACTCAAAGTTTTAATCTCCTTTCAATAGGTCATCAATAAAGTTAATTTTGCTTTCATTTTCTTCGGTTAGCTTGTCTATCTCGTTTGGATCAACTTTGATAATGTCCATATTCTTTGGAACATACCAACCTTGAAATGCTTTGGCATAAAAACTCATTTTTAGTTGGTCATCTTGCCTATAAGTTTTCATAAGTCCATAGAACCAAGCATATTGACCTTTTTTAAGAGTGTAGATTTGTCGTCTAGCATGATTATTTTTCACAAAGATTTCTCTTGTATAACCCCTACCAAAGTCCATACCCACTAAATCAAAGTCATCGCCTTTTTGGATGGTCTTGACTAACCCAATGCCTACACATATCGTAAAATCATTTTCTTCCTTTGGCGCACCTAGAAAAAATAATGTTTCGTGTATAGAACAATGGGCAAGTCTAACCACATCTGGCATTACAAACTTATGATTTCTTATTCTTATTTTTCTACTCATAGTTCAACAAAGCACCAACTTTGTGGCGCACGATCCAATGGTTTTAAGATAGTAAATGTTTTCTCGCTGCCATCTTTATCAATGCCTTGGACTTTATGACTTGGAATCAAGAAATGACTTAATCGTTTTGGTTTATTAAATATTTCTAGGTTATCAATGTGCCAAGCATAACCACACCTTGTTGGTTTGTGCATATCTAGGTAAGCAAACAAGTCTTTTTGACTTATGCAGGCATTTTCTTCTAAATGCTTTTCATAATCTTTTTGCCACTTATACATTGGTGGTATTTCTTCCACTGTATTGAGTGTGAACTTTGCCACTACTTTGCCGTTGAGAATTGTATGTATTCCATCATCAAATAACCATAATTGGTAGTGACCAGTAGGTTTTCCATCATGGACATCGCTGCAAAGAATATCTCTTTTTGCCCATTTGTTTGTTTTCTTTTCTTTCGTGCAATAGATATACACATCAATAGGTAAATCGCATTTAGGAAAAGTCTTTCTAATCTCTAATGTCTTTTCACCATTCAAGATTTTAGCAACCCATTCAGGTCTAATGCTTATTAGTATTGCTTTCATCTTTTAATCTCACTTTCACTATTGGTAATAAAGTCATATTATCATCTCTAATTTTGATATTGTTCTCACAATGCGGACATACTACCCATTTTTGTTTTCTATCCAAGTTTGCATTAGCGTTCATGTCATCATTTTCAAAAGCAAAATGGCAACCGCAACAAGGGCAGCGCATTTCATAAGTAGGTGTTTTAATTATTGCTTTCATTGTTTTTACCCCCAATAACTTTTAAATATTCTTCGTAGCTTTTGCCTTGATAGATAATTTTATTTGTTTTGATTTCTTTAACCATAAGATTTTCTACAACTGTGTTCTCACTATCAAATGGTCTTTTAATGGAATAACTATGCAAGTCTTTAACACAGAACCCACAATTGTCTTGATAGCGCATTTCTACACCATTTTTGCCCTTATAAGAATCATATTTAGTAAACTTGACATAATATTTTCTTTGTGGTTGTTTAATGGTGATTTCACTTTCAAGTTCTTTGGTGGTCATATTCCTTAACCCCAAGCAGCACCATTGATGGGCTTTAAGTGGGCAAGTCTTTGGACAACCTTTTTTAGATTTACAAATCTCTTTTATTTTCCCTATGGTTAGATTTTTAAGTTTCATATCTATACCCCTTGCTACTTTTCCATTTCTTGCTTGGAATCACTTGTTCAACATAGCATTTATCACAAGCAAAACCACTTTCCTTATATGGTTTGGCATCGTGTGGTTCATTACCGCATAAGCGACCACAAATGCAACATCTAACTACCTTTGGCATTTTCGTTCTCCATTTCTTGGCACATTTCATCAAATTGTTCTGGTGTCATTGGTGGTAGTTCTTGCTTTTCATCAAGTTCGCTATTTGGAACAACCACAACCTTGTCTGGCTCGTTAAGTGAGTTTAGCATTTTCTGTTTTTCTTCTTCGCTAATCTCTTTTCCCCCAATGTATCTTGGTGGATCAATTTCAGTAGAGTAAAAAATCTCTTTTTCAACTCTTTCAACAAAATGTCTTAATTCAAGGAATAAAAACCTAATTAGGTCAAGTTCTTCTCTATCAAGGTAGTCAATTTGTATGTTTGCTATGCCATAATTGACAATTTGCGACCTTTTTTGGTCTAGTTGAATAACTTGCTCATAACTTTTGCCATTGTTCGTTATATCGCTTGTTTTGTGATATTCGTAGCAATGTGTCTTTTCGCTATGCTTTCCAGTGTATCTTTTAATGGTAAGACACCAACCATCTTTGATTAGCTTTTGTTCTAAATCAGTAACTTTTCTTTTCATTGCGCTTTTTATATTCTCCTTCTAACTTTTGTAGGTATTTTCGGTTTTGATGATAAGTATGTGGTTTTTTATTTAGCACCATTAGTTCTTTTACCCTAGCAATTTCATTTATCAGTTGTGGGGTTGTCATTTCCTTATATGTCAAACAAGTTCATCTCCCCTCTTTGATTTATGCCTTGTAGTCTATCAACAGCGATTTTGTAATACTTTTCGTTGATTTCAAAACCGATCCATTGATGTCCTAATCGTTTGGCAGCAAGACAAGTTGTGCCACTACCAACGAATGGGTCAAGAACTACTAAATTAGAACCCCCCCCCGTAGAGTTTTTGATTAAAGTTTCAATAAGCTCAATTGGTTTAATTGTTGGGTGTCCATAGTCTTTCTTATCATCTTGGTTTGTTTTACTAATAAAATAAGTTCTCGCTCGGTCATAAGGTATGCTCACTGGCGCACCTTGTTCCCAAAAGTATAAGCAATATTCTTTGTCGCAGAGATAATGAGTTCCGCAAAATGGTATTGGATTCTCTTTTGCCCAAATCAATATTTCAAAGCTACAATTTCTTTCCTTAACAAAGTAAGTCATATAATCATAGATTTGGGTTTTGTTGCACCAAATATAGATATTGATTTTCTTCATTACTCTTACAAGGTCATCCAAGATTTTAAGGTCAATGCCTTTATCAAGGTCGCTTTCGCTTATTTCATTGTAAGTTTGTTGGTTTGCTGGTCGGCTTTTTAATATGCCAGAACCATGTATGCCTTCAATAGCATAAGGTGGATCAGTGATAATTAGGTCAACACTATGGTCTTTTAATTGCTTAATAAGTTCGTAGGCATCACCTAGGTAAATATTATTTGGTGTTATTTCCATAATGAGATAAATAATTTTCCTTTACAAACAAACTTGGTTTCTTTTTCGGTTTTTACCACCACACAACCTTTTTCAAAGGAAACCGCAATATGTTCATCTTTATCAATATCAATGCCCACACTATGAATCTTCTTATCTTCCCAATATGTGCATATCATTTGATTTGGCATTTCTAAAATCGTATTACCAATATCTTCTAAACTTTTACCCATGTCTTATCACTCTCCCTTTTTTATGAAACACATCTTTCATTTTGCCCCTTGCATTATACATATTGCGTGGTGTCCTTGGACGGTTCGCCTCAAAGTCTTTATACTCTTGGCACTCGCCATGACAAGTTGCGTGTCGCTTTGTGCAATTTCTACAAGGATGCTTTTGCGGATCATAGTTCATTAAGTTAATGTTCTGCATTTAATTCTCCTTTAATGTTTCAACATACTTTTCTATTTTTTGTTGTAAATCTTTGTCACTAATTGGTAACATTTGCCCAAATAGTGCCATTAAACAAGTTGTGATAATGGAATCACCAGCGCAATGATATATCGCACTATCGGTCATTCCTATTTCTCTCATAGCTTGTTCATCTTTTCTTTCAAATCCCATTAGTTTCATTGTTTCTAATGGAACGAGTTTTCTTATTCGCAAGTTCATTTTATCGCTCTCTCTCTCTCTATTTGTCAAGTAATAAGGTTGGCAGCAAGTAGCAATAGACAATGCAACTTTGTCATCATAAATACGGTCTTGTTGATACCATTGAGTTCCATTATTGCTAGTCTTTTCTCCAATACCACCTACTACTTTTACATCATTCTCCATCTTCTTCATTTTCCACCACTACCCCTATTTCCATTTGAGCTTTGAGAGTTTGTATGCTACCTTTTTGGACATTGCCTCTTTGATGTTTCATTCTACTAGCGAGATTCACACCATCTCCTGGTTGGGCGATTTTATAACCTTGTTTTGTGTTTTCCATTATAGGCAACCCCCCCCGTTAGTTTTCTTTGTCTTGTCTGTAATCGCAGTTCCTAATCCATGATTACCACAAGTTAAAGTTGGTGAAATGTCATCGCTATCATAGACATTTTTTGAAAAATAACCATTTCCATAGTTGCCAACCATTATAAGTTTCATACCACTATGTTCTTCGCCTGCTCCACTTGCGGTTAATGTAGGCATAACTTTGTCTTTATCACTCTCAACATCTATGGCATTATCAATTGGGTTTTCATAAGATTTCCAATTAGATATTCTTTCAAGGTCTTTGTCATCCAGGTAGTATTTTTCATCAACTTGTTTTTCTAAAAAGTCTTTGAGCTTGTATTTAAGTTTGATTTTAAATGGGAAATCATAAGCGAAATCTCCTAGAATAGAAACCATAAAACATCTTCTACGATTTTGTGGGATTCCATAATTTTTTCCATTTAATATTTCTACAAAGTTGCAATAACCTAAACTTTCAAGTTTGTGCAACCACTTGTGGAAATGTTTGACATTACCAGCACCAATAACCTCTGGCACATTTTCCATTAGCAGAACTTGTGGTAGAGTGCTTGACTGTGTGTGTGTGTGTCATACTACTTAATTCGTTTAATATGCGCTCACATTCCCATAGCAACCCACTACGAGTGCCACCATCTGCTTGGCTTGTTTCCATACCTTTTCTTTGCCCAGCAAGGGATAAATCTTGGCAAGGAAATGAATAAGTCATAATGTAGCAATACTTATCGGTATCAACGATTTCTAGGTCGCTACCTTTGACTTTCATAATGTTCATAAGGTTATGAGTGGCAATGCAATTGTTGTAAACATCTCTCAACCACTTTTCGTTTTGTCTTTTAACATTGCAAGGTTCATTGTAGTTCGTTGAGATATTGCCATCTAAATACTCTATCAATTGTTCCTTGGTTAAGTCTTTGGAATAATCGGTATAGTCTTTAATATGGATCGCATTATAACTTTTAATTGAATTGACCGCCCACTCGCAAGTTTTCCAATGTTCAAATGGAACACCTAGTATTTCTAGTGCTTTGGCTTGTGCGCCTATGCCACTAAATAACTCAATAAGTCTAATGGGTTTATCAATTTTGAAATAGTCTTTGCCAAAGTTAAATAAGTTCATTTGGCGATATTGTTCATCTTCCATCATATACGATAATCTCCATAGCGCAGCTTAATAATGTTCCATCTTCTTCAACAATGATGGTCATCTTGTTTGGCGATTCTCCAATAATGCGTTCACCTTGAAACTCAAAATATCTATCTCTTATTTCAATGTGGACACCTTTGGTTTCTAATTGGTTAAATGCTTTTTCTAATGCTTGGTCGCTACCATCTTCTGGGACAACACCATAGTTCCTTAAAATCTGTCTTAAATCGTTTTCTATGACTTGTTCTAGGACTTGTGTTTCCCTATCTTTGAATCTCTTAATTGCCTTCGCTTTTTCATAGATTCCAAGGTCTTTAATAGGCATTGACATTACATAAATGGTTGAGTTTGGTTCTTCACCCTTTTGGGTTTCAATTTTCACTAATTCTTTCTTCGCCATAACTTTCAATAAATGCCCTTGCTTTTGAGTTTTCATCAATTGGGTTAAGTTTGGTTGAGAATAGTTGACCTTGACCATTTCTTGCGACTTTGGTCTTGTAGTTCCAATATCTCACTAACCTTGGGCATAAGTCTTTCCAGAGTTGGTTTAAGAACTCTTGTGTTTCTTCTTCATTGCCGATCCAATATTCAAAGTTCTTACTAATGATAATCTTGTCATGTTCATAACTTTCATTATTGTCTTTGATGTCTTTCCAAATAGTAGAACAATGGTCGTGGTTTTCGTTGCTCTTTTCTACCCACTTGTAACCATAGTCTGCTAATTTGTCGCATATTTCTTTTTGGGTGGTTTTGCGATGTTCCACTAATGAGTTGTGTTTAATTAAGCGATACAATGCCCAAGCACGAGGTGATAACTCACTTTTGGGTTCTTCTTGCTTAATCTCTTTTTCCGTTTGTTCAAACAAGTCAAGTTGTTCGGTCATAATTCTTCTCCTTAAATAATTTGCCAATGGAAACCACAACAAGTTCCGTTTTTCTTAAAAGCTCTACGAATGCTTTGCTTGGTAACACCCATTGTTTTACTAGCCATAGCTAAACTTTCATATTTCTCAACCACTTTTCCATTAAGTATTTTCAAAATAGTTTTCTTATATTTATTCATAGCATTTGACTGTTGCGTTGGGTTGTATATTCCTATTTTGTGAGCATGGATTATGTTTTCTCTTAAAGTCACCCACTCTAAATTAGAAACACTATTGTCGCTTTTAATACCGCTAATATGATTAACTTGTAATGTTTTATGGTTTCTAGGTATAAAAGTTTCAGCAACTAATCTATGAACTTTATAAGTCTTTTTTGCTTTTCCATTTCTTAAAGTGATAATGAAATAACCATCATGGTCAACTTGCTGCTTTAATATTTTGCTTGTATTAACATTTTTAACTTTACCTAAACTACTAACTTGGTAAATGCTTTCATAACCAGAAATATCTTTCCATTGTTCCATAGTTAATTCTCCTTAATCTTTAAAAAGGTAGCTTGTCATCATCTTCCTTTTGTTCTTCTTGTTGGTCATTGTTGAAACAGTCATAGAATGGATCATTAAGTTGCTTTTTAGCATCTTCTGGGTTCTCCTTATAAAATGCCATCATTTCATCCCAGCTTGATTCTTTTTCTTCTTTTTCATTTGTTTCATTTGGTTTAATTTCTTTGGTTTTTTTATTTTCTTTTTCTTTGGATGGTTTTTCCTTTTCTTCCTTTAAATAATACTCATTATTAACGAGTTCTACTTTCGCCAGGTAAGAAATGTAATTAGTGGTTAAGAACTTTTGATTTTTGTTATGCAAGAACCAATGTCTAATCAAATAAGTTTTGTTGCCCACTCTATCGCTAAACTCATAAGTTAATCTCTTATCAACTAGCTCTTTAAGTGCATCAACATATTTGTATTGAAATAAGACATTTTCAAAGTCTTGTTCGCATTGATCCAAGTTCTCCGCTATATCTAAACCATTGCTAACGAAACCTTTGTCGTCAGCATTTGATAAAAAGAAAAAATAAAGCAATTTTGCCTTGTTAGACAAGTTCTTGGTAAAACCTGTCGCACCAAAGAAATCACAGTTGATTAGTCTTTGTTTTGGCATTCTATCACCTCTATTTTGTCGCATAGGTCACAAAATGGTTCATCTCTCTCGGTTGTGTAATAGAGATGACTATCGGTAAGTGAATCATAAACTTTTCTTATTAAAGTGCAGACCTTACCATTAACTCTTATTTGTTCCACTTTGTTTTCCTTTTCTAGTCTTTCTAGTTCTTCTTGGAACTCATCACATTCTTCACATCTATTGTGGCATTTATGGGCATTTTCACAGTCCTTACACATTGCTTGGTAAAGTTGGTCATAAAGGTCGTTCATAACAACACCTCTTTTAATTTATCAATATTTTCATCTCCAAAATCAGTTTTGAAAACACCGCCACTTGAAGAAACATAAAAGCATTTTTTAATAAACTCTAAATCTTTGAGTTCTTTTGGGAACGCATTTTTAAGCACCCATTCTCTTAATGCCTTGCGCAAACTTTTGTCAAGTTCGTTTTGGCGAATAGTAGTAAGTGTTTTGAAAGCGTATGCCACAATATCTTCATTATCATCTTGTGGAACAACCATAGATAAATCGTGGTGTTCAATGGTTAAAGCATTCTTGAAAACATTAAGCACTTTTTCATTTTCTTCTTTTTCTTTAAGTTCTTTTTCAATGGTTTCTTTGTATTCATTGTTTTCATCAAGAAACTTTTGTGCTTTTTCTATATTTGTGTCACCTCTAAACACATATTCATCGTGGTTGGCTCTATCTATTAACTTTTCTAATGCGTCTAAAACTTTACTCATTTGTCTTTCCCCCATTCCGCAGCAAATGGAATGTCAAGCTCGGCAAGTGTTTGCATTTCCACTACTTGTGAGTAATCGCCATATTTAAAATGGTGTCTTAACTTTCCTACTGTTGCCACAAATAAAATGTTCTTTTGTTTTTTAAGCTGCTCAATAAGTTCTTTGACATAACACATACAATTAAAAGATTCAATTTTGAGTTCGCCATTAACATTATTGATTTGAAACAAGAGTAGAGATGCACTCTCTACCCCTGTTCTATCATGCTTAATAAACTTTGGTTTGCGAATAATCCAACCACTTAATTCAACATTATTCCTATATTTATAGGTCATTTCTGTTAGGACTGGATTACCCAACATTAAATCAATGGTGTCTTTAAGCGGTTTCATTTTCATCTTCCACTAATAAGGTTTTATTAAAGAGTTCTTGGTATGAAACAACACCAGTAACTTTAAGGTCTTTTCTGCAACTTGGGCAGCGACCACAACCCTTTGGTTCAACAATGCCTTTTTTAATTGCGTCAAAGTGTGGCGCAAGTTGTTCAACGAGTTTCAAAGCTCTGTCCAAATATTCTTGGTCAATTTGGATCAATGCTTTGTCTGGGTTTTCTTCTTTGGTTGTAACCGCTAGGACAAATGGCAATTTCTTGCCAGTGTTTTGTTCTACGATTTTTTGGTAGATAGCACCTTGGATGTCATAGCCAAATGCCTCAACAAAGTCAACTTTGACATTGCGACCATCTTTTTCAACCCAAATGAGTTCTTTAATGGATGACATAATCTTTTGATCCACAATACAATTTGGTAAAAGACTATCAACTTTGATTTTGAACTTGACACCAGCAATTTCACCAGTCATAACTACTTGCTTTTTGCCACTTAAATATTTCATTAAGAGTTCATCGCTTTCAATAGCTTTAATGATGTTGTTGGCATTTTCAAAGTCTTTAAGGAGAGTTCCATCTTTCTTAAAGATTTGTGGGTTCGCCTGGGCAAAGATTTCCATTTCGCCAGAGAAATAGGCATCTACATAAGAACCAACGAGCATTGCCTTGCTAGGTTCTTCTTGGGTTTCGCCATTAATTTTTGCAAGTGCCTCAACCTCGCATTTCATAAAATCTTTGAATTGAGATGCACTCATAAATTGTTGATTAGATTCAACATTGAAATAGTTTTGGTTTGTTAATTCTTCCATTTTTCTTAATCCTCGTTTTCTATGACTTGAACCATTGGTTCTTCATCATCTAATTTTTCTAATGATTTCTTTAAAGTCTTAATGACTTGTTTAGCATGTTGCTTATCTACCCTTGACTTGTAATCAAAGGTAGATAATTCGCTAATTGCTTGTTCAATAAGTTGTCTAGCGGTTTGATCCATATTAGTTATTTCCCTTTCCGCTTAACACTTTAAGAACTTGTTTGCCTTGTGATAAGGTCAATGTTTCTGGGTTCATTGTGCCATAGGTTTTTTCCAAATAAGCATAGAATCTCTTGCGACTATCTTCGCTATTATAAGCTGCGATATATGCTTGAATAGTCTTTAAATCGTTCTTATCAATAGAACCTTTTGGTTCATCGGCATTTGGGGTTGGTGTTTTTGGGGCATTTTCGCCATTTTGAGCGGTTTTTTGTTCTTTGCCGAATAAAAACACAACCTCTTTTGTTTTGTCATTTATAATGACTAATCTTGTAATGCGCTTTTTGTCATCATATTCAATGACTTTAACACTATATCTTGCGCTTGTGCTATTTTCGTTTGTTGCATTGATCCAAATCTTTGGTGAGTAATAGAGTTCTCTACCAATGCCCCAATTGAAACAAGCTCTTTTAAAGGCATCGCTTAATTCGGCTTTGACTTGTTCGGCTTGGTAGTCATCATCGCCACCATTGTCTTTCCAAATCCATTCGCCTCTTTTTTCGTTATAAACACCAACAGAACAAACCATTGTGTTTTTGACTTGGTAATACTTGCTTTGCCAATTCCAAGCACCAAATGTTTCATCAAGGATCGTTTGGTCAACCCTTGCATTTTTGTAGAGTAATAAGAAAAAACCATTACCACTTTTGGCAACATTGCCCACTCTACATTCAATTTCATTGGCGGTTAATGGTCTAAAATTGATTTGTTCGCCCATTATTTATTTCTCCCTAGAAACTCAATTCCAACAAGGTCTAATAAATCTAGGAACTTTTGGTCTGGTCTTTCTTTGTCCCAGCAGTAAGCAATTGTGCTTGTGTAATGACCATCTTCATCTCTAACAGCTAATTGATAGCCATTTCCTGTTGATGTTTCTTCTAATGAGAACCATTTTTTAAGTTGTTCAAACTTTTTGTTCTCTGCTTGTAAGGTGACAAATCTTTTTAATAAGTCATCATACTTTTCATTGAGCTTGGCGATTTCTTGATCCTTTTCTTCCAAGCATTTGACCACATATTGGTCAGCGGTTAAATAAACTTTTTCTGCCATGTTTCTTCTTCTCCTATCTTACATAATCGCTATAAAGTTTAATTCTATTACCTTGCTCATCTTCGTAAATGTCATAGATTAAATCTCCAATGACAACTACATCAACAAGCATGTATTTCTTTCCATTTATTACTTTTGACATAATTTTTCTTCTTTCGTTTTAAAAACTTAATAATAAGGATTTATTTCTTATACGCACATCCTTTATGCGTATGCCATTATATTCATTTGTCAAAGAACAATTTTGGTGGGTTGTGTTATCGTGGTCCACCACCGATCCATAAGTCTGTTGTGCTTTTATTCTATATAACTATTTTTTATAATGCAATAACTATTTTTATTTTATTTTATAGTTGCGCCAACTATGTTTAACCTATTATTTCGTGCGTGTGCGAGTGTGTGCGATTTCGCCTGGATTCAAAAAAATGAACACCAATTAAAAATCTCAAAATCTCATGTCCCATATTTTTCAAAATAAAAATGCGATGGCAGAAATTATCGCATTTTTACAGTTATAAAAGAAGAATTAACATGCCAAACATCCATTTGACAGGGGTATTATAACAAATAATAAAAATAGTCGCAAGACCACATTAGCGACTATTTCTATTGTTCTTATGACATTTAAAATGCGCAATTACCAGCGTGTCATATCACTAGCATATCTATTATATAGATTTATTGTTGATTTGCAAGTTCTAATTTTGGTTGTTCTTTTTGTTCTTCTTTCGGTTCATCGTATGGTCCATAAACATATAAACCTTTTTCACAACCAGTAGTAAATCTTTTAATATCTTCTTTTTTCTTTCTTAATAATGCGACTTTATCTTGGGTTACAAAGTTATAATTAGTGAATAATTGTAAGATTCCAAACAATACCCACATTGCTACTTGCATTGTAGAACTAATAAAACTTGCCCAAGACCAACCAGAAAGAAATGGAATAAAGTAAACACCAATGATAGCGATTAAAGTTGCGCTAATAGTGTTTCTAGTTGCATTTTTGCCCCTTTGCGCTCTATCTGTTGGTTCTTTTTTTGTCCACTTTTCATTAGATATGTCATATTGACTAAACAAATTAAGTGGGTAAATCTTAATTTTGATACATTTATTAAGCACTCTTTTTTGCTTTTTATCTAATTTGTTAAAGTTTTCAATTGATCCAATGTAGTTTCCATCTTTATCAAACCATTGGTCATACTTTAATCTAGCACCTTGTAGTTTTGCTCTACGATAATTTCTTTTCTTTTCAATTTCTTCATATTGGTAAAAGTTATCAACTCTTTCCATATATGGGTTAGCGGTATTGCAAGCAGCATTATACTTTTCTTCTTCATCTAACCAAAACTTTGAATTATAACCCCTGGAAAAACCATTTTCTCCAAGAGCTTGTTTAATAGCAACACCACATACAATTCCCATAAATGCTTGTGCTATAAGCACTAATGGGTTTGTGTCAGTTACTTGTAATCCTACCATTTGGTAGAAAATATAAGCAACAGCGACTAGGACAACAATAATGTCCATTGCGATAGTTTTAATATATCGCACAGTAAAACTTTGTATTTCTTCTAACTTTTCATCAAACATAGGTTGTGTTTCCTTTCTTTATGTTTAGAATCTAACATCTTTATCTTTAAGTTCTTCCTTAACTTGTTCTTTAAGTATTTCCTTTTTGCTTTCAACAAGAGTTGTTTTATATAAGTCTGCTTTCGTTTTAAAGTCCTTATTAGCAAAGTCAATTCCAACCGCAGCGCATAAACCAATACTGCCAAAAATCATAATTGTTGCCATTTGGTTCAAAATATCTTCAAGCAAAATAACAATAAATGTGGCGGTGAACCAACCCATAACAAGAGCAATTTTTCCAAGGTTCTTATTATCTTTTGTTTCATCTTTTGTGACTAATGTCATAATAATACCTAACAAAGCTAATGCCAATGTTCCACCTAGACCAACTTTCCATCCTTCTTCTTGATAGAACCAGTCTTGCGCATTAACACACCCCATAACAATAAATGGTGTTAGTAATGCTAAATATTTTCCAACAAATGTTGTGTATTGCAAAGCACGATATTTAGTTTGCTTTTGTTTCAATGTCAATGGTTTCTTCTCTGTTGCCATACTCTAACCCCTTTGCAAACTTATCTCCTAAATCATTGACCTTTTTATTTGGGATCAATGAGCATAAGTAAATAATGCAATTTTTCATTTCTTTAATTTCTTCTTTGTTTTCTTTGCGCTCTTGTTCCAAAGCATCCTTTTCCGCTTTTAGTTCATTTTGTTTGGATTCATATTTTCTTTCAATATTATTGATAGCTTGTTTACCATATCTATCTTCAATAAAAACTTTATAAACAAACAATAAAATTGTTAATGTTGTAAAACCAACAATTGGTAGTGGTGTGTTTAGAATCGCCCAAATGTTTGTTAGCACATCTTTTGTTTGAGTTGGGAAAATGGCATATAAAACAATAGCAGCGATAAATAATAATGTTAGCAAAACAATGCCAATAATTTTCAATGCCTTTTTCATTATAAGTTTACCACCTTTTCTAAAATCTTCTTAAAATCTTCTGGGTATTCGCTTGGGTTAAGTGGTTTGTTTTCAAAGATAAAATCATAAAACTTTTTGTCAAACTCTTTGTTTTCATCTAATAAACCACGATCCACAAACTTATCATATTGAGCTTTTGCAATTAACAAATCTCTACAAAGCAAATGTCTAACACTTTCTTCTAAACTTTTTGTTTTATCTTTGTGTTCTTTTTCTTCTTTTAACTTTTTAGATTTATTTTTTTCATATTCATTTGCTAGTCTATGAGATTCCTGGTGGGAAACAACTTTAATCTCTGCAAGTAGTTCACAACCATTATCACCATAAACAACCGCTACTTGTTTATCTTTCATAATAAATACCTCTATAAGACTATTTTACACAAATTGAACATTAAATTACAACTTTGTTGTTTCAAGTCCCAAAAAAAGCACCCTTGCGAGTGCCTTTTTGTTATTTTTTGTTTTTATAGTATTCCACTTGCCTTAACCTTGCCTGTGCTTGACTTTTGGTAAGGTTTGGTTTGCTTAATGGTTTACCACTTTTTGACACAACTTGGTGTCCTTGACTTGTTTTTCTAATCATATTAAGCGCACTAATCATTAAATCTATTTATAAAATATAAATATTCTGTATTGATATTATCGTTTGCACCATAGCAAATCTCGTGACCTGTTCCATCAACTAATCTAAAATCTGCTTTGCCACCAGCATTTTTAATAGCATTTACTAATTTTAGGGCAAGATTTGGTTCGGGCCAGGTTTCATTTCCGCCAAACCATATTTTTAATGGTGGTAGATTTTTGAAACAATAATCAGTGCTACTTAATTCAATAATACTTTGTTGTGGATCATTACCAACCAATTCTGGTGCATCAGCATCCCAAGACTGCATACCATAAGCATCCAACAAAGCAGAACCAGCATTATTATATGTTGCTTGGTTTAATGCAGTGACTGGTGAACCAAGTGCGATACATTTAACATTTGGAAAATTGGAAAGCACTAGATTTAGTCCAGTTAGACCACCCATTGAGAAACAATAAATTGAGAACGAATGTTCAACATTATAATTGTTTACAACATAATCGTATGCTTTTCTCCATGCCTCAACACCTCTTGGTGCGCCCCAGAAAGTGCAACCTAATTGAGTGTTTGCATAACCATTACAGTCAAACACTAAATAACCAGCATTTACAAACTTATTTACTAAATCATTGTATGATGTGATATTAATCCAAGCACCTTGGCTATCAAATGATGTTCCATCACCATAGACGCCTCTACCAGCACCATGACAAATCATTAATAATTTAACTGGTTTACCTGTTGGTGTATAACTAACAGGCATTTTCAAAACGCAGTCAACATTTACTATATTGCTTTCACTATCAATTAATTCATCATCGGTGTCAGTATTATCAACAATGTATTGATTTACTGGAACTGTGAAATGTTGCCAACCAGCAGCATATGGTTTGAATCTACTATCTTCTGGTAACAAAGCATTCATTCTATCATTTAATGTTGGGTAGCCACCTCTTGCTTGAACAACCTCTGGCACTAAAATATCTGGGTTTAATAAATTGACATAAGGTTCATAAGGCAAAGCACTTTCACCTTTGTTTACCATTAAATCTCCCATTGTGCTATTTCCACCACTTATAACAACATATTTTGCACCAGCAGGAATTGTTAATTGTAATGGTGTTGTGGTTGTTTGTAATTCGCCACTAATAAATACCTTGTTTTTATCCCAATATGTAATATGGTGATATGTTTTGTTTACCCAAATAGTATCAGTTGGTGAAATCTCAATAAATTGTGTATATGAATATGCATCGCTTTCATATTTCAAACCGCTATTATAATCATAATAACAACCAACAGTCACATAAGCCAAATTGTTTCCATGGACAACTCTATTTTCTACCTCATCAAATCTTTCTTTTGAAATAAGTTTTTTGGTTTGTATTTCAATTGATGTCCAAAATGAAGAACCAAAGAAATTAAGGTAAATATCTTCTGCACCCTCTGGCACATCATAATCGTATGTTCCAGCATTAAATGTGCTTGGCGATAAAAGATTACCATTTGCATCATAAATCCAAAATGGACCAGCAGAACTTTGCAATGATGTTACTTTGATATGAGTAATACCATCTTCTTTTGTAAAATGACTATATGAATACTCGGCATTTGTTGGTGCTGGTTTTCCAGTTGTAGAATTAAAGAAATAGCCATTAAAAGTTCCTTTTGTTAGAACTATTTTGTCAGTCCATAATGTCCATCTTTTATTTCTTTCGTTGATAGCATTTATGGTTTCATCATCTATAAGTTTTTTTGTATAAATCTTTAAGTTTGAAATATAAGAAGATGTCCACAAGTTCAAATAAATATCTGTAATGTTTTCTTTTATTTCAACATACAAAGCACCAGGAGTTGCGCCACTAATATCAATATTGCCTTCGCTATCTTTTGTAATAATAACACCAGCATTGCCAGATAAAACTGTGCAACTTATTTGTTTAATAGCATTTGCTTTTGTGAAATGGCAACTTGTAAATCCATAATAAGAACCATCATGTTCTACAATAGCACCGTCACTTACTGTATAATAATTGTTTTCATAACCTTGCGATAATGTAATTGGATTTGGGGTAGCAAAGTCCTTTAATGCATCACTGACAATTCTATTTTGAGCTGCGTTTGTTGAACTTAAATCTAAATTGGCATCAAATGGCGCACCAAAATATGCACCACCATCCGCCCATTGAGTTCCGTCCCAATAATATATATGATTATCTGCTAAAACTAAATAGAAATAATCATGGTCTGGATCAGCAGTTGTTAAAGCAGATACAGTAGCATAAACACCTTTTGGTCCACCTTGGACTGCGCTTTGAACTTGATGCCTTATTGTTTCAATTTCACCTTCTGTTTTTTCTTCAAAAGCATTGCCTTCATCTTTTGTATAATAATCACCTAAATCAAGTGTGTTGTCACCAACCCAAATATAATGCCTTGTATTTTCATTCCAAACATAAATATTGGCAAGATTTGGATTGCTTGGTTCATCATTAACAACATAGAAAACATCTGGACTACCTTCGCTTGGTAATTCTTCAACATGCTCACTATATGCTCTCATTCCAAGTTTAGTTCCAAGAGCAGCTAAAATGCGTTGGAAATTGATGTTGTCTGTTTCGCCACTACCAACGAATTGGTTTGCATAGTTAATAGTAAACTTAATTGATCCAGTCGCAGCAATAGTTGGTGTCCCATGAATCTCGTATTGTGAGTTTTCTTCATCATAGTCAAAATCAACACCACCTTGATAACCTTGTAATGAGATAAAGACATCACCTTTATATTGGGTATAGTAATTGTCTATCTCTAATAAAGCATAGTGTTCGTTGAGTTCATCATCTAAATATGATTCTAAAACTCTACTACCTACTTTACCATTAGGCAATTTTGAAACAGCAACCCAAGTTGTTTCATCTAAATTATCAAGTTCATCATAATAGAACTTAATTTTTGTTGTGTTACTAGCACCTAAAAAGCCAGTGCCTGCAATTGGAAAATGGACTTGTCTATCTTTGTCTTTATAAGGCAAACCATCTTTTCCGTAAAATACTTGCAAAATCTTGATTTCCATTTGTATTTTCTCCTTATGTGATTTTATTTTAACTTAATTTTAGTTAAGTTTGTAGTGATTTAATTGCAATGTTAAAACTAAACCATCTTGTGAAATATTTGTGTATGGCACTTTTTTAGCAATAAAAAGCAAATCATCAGCAATTACTTGACCAGTGCTTAAATTAAATGCTTTTCTAAAAATAGCAATATCTTTTCCCTCAAATTGAGAAATATCTGTTGCAGCACCATTAGTAAAACCGAGAGTATCAATGTCCCATCTTTGCCAATTATATAGTTTAATTCTCAAAAGTTTTATATTGCTTGTAAATGATTCATAATCAATTGTTGCACCATTATTTTGTGTCCAACCAATTGGATGTGTAGTAGCATTAATTGAATTGCTATCGTTTACATTATCTTGCGTTAAATTATTGCCTACAACAAAGCCATAGAAATAAACAATGTTTCCATCGTATTGCGTCAAGATATTATCTCCCACAAGAACATCATCGCTATCATCAATTTGGCATACATACTCAAATACTGGAACTTCTAGCGCATCCTTTTTATATGAGTCATCAGTTATTCTTATTTTGTATGTTCCATAAGTGATGCTATCATCATAAATATCACTTGGAATAAACACAGAATAATTATATAAACTAATGTCATCATCTTGATGTTCCCATTTTGTTAAATAATAGTCATAAATATTTGAAACTTGCTGACTGTCTAAAAATAAAATATCTATGCCTAAAAAGTTTCCATTGTCATCAACATAAGAAATTGGGGTATTTATTGTATCTGTAAGACCACTAAATATTCTTCCAACATCAAAGCCACTAAAAACATTTTGAGAACCATACCCAATAATGTTGTTGTCTTTAAAATCTAAATGAATATATACCATTTTATTCATATAATAATTTGTAGTATCTAATTGGTAATACCAATAATAAGAACCTTCAACTTGATTTTGATATTGTAATCTTATTACAGCTGTATAGTTATCAAGTTCGTTTTTATCGTGGCTAAAATTAAATATATTTATTGGATCAAGAAAATAATTTGATTCGTTGTCACTATTTATTGAATAGTTTATTTCATAATAGTCCCTATAAAGTTGTTTTCTTTTAACATTATATTTTTGCGGAATACCATAGTCACGAATATTTGTGTTTGGGTTTACCATTAAAGACTTAATAGCAATAGCTTTTGACATATTAAACTCGCAGTCAATATAATAATTAAGTGAATTATTATTTTTGCTTTCGTTTTGAACAAAAGTCATTGAGATATTGTTAATAACATAATTGCCATTTTGTGTTATAACAAATGATCCAATTTTTGGCACATCATCAAAATTAGTATATTGCATATATCTTACTATATTATCACTACTAATTTCTTTTGAGTAAGAGTTAAGCAATTTAGATAAAGCAAAGTTATCTGTAATTTTACCATTTTGATTATATAGTTGGATGTCTTTTTTTGTTCTCTGGTTATCAACTTTAATTTTAATATCATCCATTGGAATATAATTAATAATAAATGTAATTGTATTAAGGTTTGACATATCTTGATTAGATTGAGTAATAATAGGCATAAAAGGAACTTGTATTTTTATTGTATGACCAGCAACAGTATATGTTGAAAATACAGTTTTATCTTGTTGCAAGTCAGTATATAAAAACGACTTTATTTTATTATTATGACTTAAAAAGTCAAAACCTGTTATTAAATCACTACCTCTTTCCCACGCAATTCCTTCTCGTTTTAAAGGTAATAAGTCTTTTGTTTCTTTATCACAAAAAACCATTTTTCTATCTTGTGGATTAACACCACTATCATTTTCAACAATAGTTGCTAAATAAGGAATGTTATCGCCTTTTTCAATTACAACTGTTGAAGAATTACTACTAAAAGTTGGAACTAATTTATTTCCATCATAAAAAGTAATTGTTCCTGCTTTATTTAATTCTTGCGCTATGTCATTTAATTGGCTATTAAAATAAGCAATTGCCTCATCTTCATATTGTTCTTGTATTCCTAAACCTCTAATCCAAGTTGTTATTAATGACATTAATTTTCCTTTACTAGATTCAAGATAAGGAAACCATCCTGTTGTTACAATGTTTTGTTCATAACCTTGCTCACATATACCTATTGGGAATGGATAAACCATTTTTAAATAGTTCCCTTTAAATACTTTGCTAGGTAATCTAAAAACAGCATTAGATGCAGTAATTGTTAGTTCTGTTGAACTTAATCTAGCAGAACCTAATGCTGGGTATATTTTTTCTCTTGAAGAAATAACATTTTCAGCATTTGAAATAACACAAGTTCCAAAAGAATCTTTGTTTATTGTTTTTGTTTCATGAGAATCATCAAAATCTTCAATGTTATGTATTGTCAATGTATTATCGCCAGTCTTTGGAATTAACTTAATATGACCTTCATCTAAATATGTATTGTTACCGCTTTGTATTGTGTCAAATGTAAGTTTTGCGCACATGTTATAAGCATCCAAAAACTCTCTAATAGCACTTAATAATGTGTAATTTTCAAATGTTTTAATAAAATCTACATTTTTATCTAAAAAGTTTGCTTGTGCATTGTAATTAGCACAATTTATTTCCAAATTGCTCAAACTTAAAAGTCTAGTTAAAAATTGTCTAACGGTATAAGTGTTATCATTAAATCCACAGTCTGTTAAATCTCTTGCATTAAATAACTCAATTGCACCAAGCAATTCTAATTCGTGAATATAAACAAAACCTTGTTCATTTTGGTATCTTTCAACTTTATCGCTTGATACAACCCACCAAGTGTTAGTTTTTTCATGCCATAAAATTGTATATGGTTCAATTTCAGCACCATCAAAATTATGAACTATTACAGAACAACTATCTTTTGATCCATCAATTGTTAAACCAATATTAAAATCACTTTGAATCTCGCCTAATATTGAGCGCAATTTTGTTGTTTTATCAAATAAATAAACTAAATCTTGTTCCATAATAATACCTACTTATTTTGATTATATGTATGTCTACCAGTCCAAAAGTTAGCGGTAATTTTATATTGACCATGAGTAGCACCAACACCATTTTCTAGTTGCTTAAAGTTTTGAGCATTCATCTTTTTAGCATTTTCCATTTCTTTTCTTTGCCATTGCATTAAAGCTGTGATTATAAATGAAACAATAATGGCAATTGCTGATCCACTAAAACCAGCAAACTTTCCAGTTTTTTTATCAACTTTTACAAGACCAAGAGCTGCTCTACCAACTCTCATTCCTTTTTCCCACCAACCACCAGTCATTCTATTAAGTAATGGGTTGATAGCTCTTAATTTTCTATTATGCTCTACACCACCCTTTTCACCACCAAAAAGGGACACAGTTCTGCCCTTTTTTGCAGCACCTTTTCCAGTCCCATCTCTTGGTGTTCTTCCATCACCAGTGGAACTAACTTTTTGTTCAACAATAAATCTATAAATCGTTGCCATTATGATAAATCTCCATTATTTCCACTAGTATTTTCACCTTGGATTTGCATTGTCACACTTAATGTAAGTGTATCGCTCTCTGTGTTTTCAATGTCAATATTTTCTACGATTTTAGCACGAATTTGGATGATTTCAAAATCTCCCCAACTTGACCAAATCTCGCAAATCCCATAAATAATATTTGGTGTGATTCCATTTCTAAATGGTGTTTCTTCGCCATCTGGTTGAATACCATATCTTGCATAGTCAAACAATTGTTTTAATAATGGAATGCTTTTATCATAAACAAATGTATATTGTAGAGTTAAAGCAATTGCGTCTGTATGACTATTACTTATGAATCTATTAGAAACCAATTGACTAATTTGAGTATTTGCATTACTACCACTAGGCATTTCTAATGGTTCTAAAAAGTCACCTGGAAATGCGCCATCTTGTTCAAAACTAACCCATTGTTCTGCTTGGAAACCTAGTTTTGAAATCCATATTTTAATTAGGTCATTTCCTAATTGGACACTAGCATTTACTAATGTAGCACTACCGCCAAATGATAATTCGCAATATTCTTCGGCATTTAGGTTTCTTGGTTCATCGCAGCGGATCGCATCAAAACTAAATGAAACTTTGTATTTTTCAAAGCTAGTATGTTCTGGTGGGAAAATAATATCATTGTGGTTTCCATCATCTTCTATAAATGAATATTCGTTATTACTATGGTCATAATAAATGACTTTTAATTTATTGTTATGCTGGCAATAGAACCAATGGTCTTTTGTATTGTCAAACAAAACGCTTTTATCAGTATATTCAGTGATTCTTTCGCTAGCAGCATTAGCATTACTTAATGTTCCAATATAATCTCCATTTTTTAATGTTGGTTCATTATCATTGTGACCAATAGTTTCAACCATAAATGGAACACTATATTTTTTGCCTTTTTCATCAATGCAATTAAGTTGAGCAATGTCAACCTTGCGACCTTTTAATTTGTTAATTAAATTGTTAATAGTCCAAATTGCTTGGTCACGATTACCAATAAGGCATCTCATTGAGCAAGTAAATGACATTGGAATAATTAAGCTAGAATATAAGTTTGTAATTGTTGGGTTCTCTGGCGCAACAATAACACCATTAAGAATCAAACCGCTACGATTTTGTTGATCCGCTAAATCACGATAGTTTTCAACAAATCTATCAACCTCATCTTGACTTTTAAGTTGTTCATAAAAACTAAAAATGTTTACTTGGTCTTTGCCACCAAATAGTTCTTGATTATCGTTATGTTCTTTAAGCAATTTTTGTTCAAATGCTTGTCTAATAAAATCAATTGGAAATATTTTTAACATAATTAGTCCCCCATAAATGAACTCATAATACTTGTAATTAAGTTCTCGCTTTGTTGACTTTCATAATCGCTTTCTAATGAGCTAATTTCAGTTCTACCCATTCTCACACCATTTGCTTGTGCGATCCAAGGCAATGTATTGTTTAATATTCTTTCAATATAGTGGAAATGAATGTTTTTGTAGTAGTTTGCATCTTTATTAACTTTATATACTCTACCATCACTACCAACAATATTGTATGTTGCTTTTTCAACTCTTGACCTAGCACCACGAACATTCTTTTGATATTCTCTACTAAATGTTTTTCCATTAAATGATATTCTTCCATAATCTCTATCACTTAACTTTGTGATTTCGGCTTGACTACCTTTTGATAGTTTAGTGCCACGACCTTTTTTTCTAATGACCTCTGCATCTTCCAAGATGTGATAATATGGGTAATATTCTTCGGCATAGTCATTACCGATTTCAAATATCATTTGACCATTGCTAGTATAGGTAAGACCAAGAGCAATATCTCTAATGTGCAATGGTGTTTTAGCATGTTTAATTACTTTTATATCATCGCTTTCATAAGGAAAATTGTCATAAATATTTTGTCTAATATCGTTTGCAAAATTACTTAATGAAAACTCTGCCATAATTTTATTCCAATACTAAATCAACACTAGCGATTCTAGGTTTAAGCATATCTGTCACCATAACATTATGTTCAATGTAATTTGGTGTAATTGTTTGGATTCTAAACTTAACACCTGTATCTAGTGTAATTTCATCTTCTTTAACAAATGCTTTGCCACCAAATACAGTGATGGTCATTGTTTCTTTAAGTTCTTCACGACCATTACGATAAGATGGAACTAATGTTAAGTTCTCTTTAATGTAATAAAAAATGTTTTCGGCAATATCGTTGTTAGGCGATTTCCATTTGCCTTTTTTGTCATAAACTCTGCGGTCACAAACAATAGGTGTTTTGAAACTCATAATAATCTCCTATCTATCGTGCTTGTAGTAAATGCCTTTTTGCCAACCATTGATTTTACCCCAACCAAGTTCATGGCAAATGATATTGTCAACAAATGGATCAGTTGGTTGAGTTTCGTTTTGGAAAATCAAATTGTAAAGCACACGATATTGTGCCTTTTTGAAAGCAGCAAGTTTATTTGGTTCTTTATCTAATGAAAGTTCAATATCTTCTTCGCCACTCTTGTTGTCATCTAAATAACAAATGCGAGTAACTAACAAATCTAAACCAAGTTGAATAAAAGCTGGAATCAATGTTCCTTCAAGGATGTATTCGTTTAAATCTAACCCTCTTTGAGATAAATATTCATTGTCAACGATATAATTTTTGTTCATATATGTTTACCTCTACTTAATTAGTATAACTTAATGAACATTGTTTTAACAATAATTTATTCAAGTCCCAAGTTTTTTAGATAAGCAATTTTCTCTGGTGTCTTTTTATTGATTCGCCAATAATAGTCAAGTTTTAGACTTACATTAAAGACAGCATCATTACGATTTAACTTTTGATTAACAAACTCACTTAATGATTTTGTCATATAGTGATTTAAGAATATGCTTTCAAATCTATAATCTTCTTTGATAACCACCCTTGACCAACTAGGTTTACCACTAGGTAAAATACTAGGAATAATGTGATTTATGTCACAATAACAAGCATAGTGTGGCGAGTGAAATACAACATTTGGTAAACTGCCACGAACAAACGATTTTCCTTGATTTTCAAGGTTGCTTTTCTTTTTCAAATCACGACTTAAAGAAGATGTTATAACTTTCTTAAAACAACAATAAACAGGTTTGGTCATATCTCTTGTTATTTTGTCATCATCGCCAAATAATCTCCATTTAACTCTTATTTGACTAGCATTTCTAAATTGTGGCAAAGATAGATAAATGTGAATGTTAGCAACACCACTCAAAAACTCATCTACATCACAAAATAAACACCAGTCAAACTTATGTGTTTTATAAAACTCTGTAAATATATGGTGATGCAAGTTTTCTTCTTTGCGACCACGAATATTTATGATTTCAACTTTATCATTTTGTGGCAAAAACCTTTTAATACTTTTAGTTCCTGGATCATCATTATCGTATATGTATATTTTGTCAAAACCTATTCGCAAATAATGATTCACCCAGTCCTTGATATATAGATGCTCGTTTTTTGCCATAGCGCACACTACTATTCGCATAACTTTTTTATTTCTTCCTTAAACTTTTTAACATATTGATTTTCTTTTTCCATATTTACACAAACAATTTGGTGATTAAGGTCAAAATCTTCATTTAATTCTGTATATAGGAAATCAATTTTGCTTGGTAAAGTCCCATATTTCCAATGCTCATAAAGTGGGTAAATATATTGGTTATATTGATAGATAGTTCTAAATGCTCTAATATGTGGCACAACGAAATCTTTAATTAAAAAGAAAGCATCTTTACAATGTGAGCGAATCATTGGTGTAAATGAGTGTAATGGTTTAAGTATTTTATCTTTTTGGTAATTAACTCTTAATCTACTAGATAAAGCTACACAACAATTATGACATTGATAACCATAGACATTGCATCTAGCTAAAAAGTCATCTTCTCTCCACCCAATTTTAATTTTATCATTGTGAAAGAAATCGCTTGGTTTTAATGGTCCTGTCGGTAGCATATCATCATTAGCATAAATAAACTTTTCGCTCAAACCTTTAATATTCCACAAAAACATTTCAATTGTAGTGCTATTAAAAGTTGGCAAAAATTGTCCTGGTATAAACTCGTTATGATAAACGCAAACAACATTAGGCGGTAATAGTGATGGGATGATTTGTTCTTTATTAGAAAGCAATAAATAAATCTTGTTGATCCAAGGCATATTCTTTGTTACTAGCTTTAATTGGTCATATATAAAAGTAAGTCCACCGAATCGTGTCCCAAGCATTTCCACTATTTTTTCTTGTAATCTATTTTTGCTACAAAAATCAACATAGTTCTTGCGCCAAACTAAATCATTATTATTAACATAGGGGATTACTAAATCAATTGGTTGTGTGTTTTTCATCAATGCCATTATAAAACATAGATATAAAAAAAGAAACCCACAAATTGTGAGTTTCTTATAGTAAACATTGATTTTGTTGTTCCTAGTAAATCAAAACTAGGGTTATTGTGCCACTATCAATTCGTGGACTTTGCTTACTAACCTAGATTAGTTAGAACCAGCTGCGGATTTGGTGATAATCGCAAATGGGTAAGCACTAGCACTAGCAACAATGTTTGTGCTACCGCTATTGAGTTGACCACTAACACGATTCACTGGGTTTGGAATAGCAGCTGCTAATCTCATTGTGAAACGGAAAGCGACCATATCTTGTTGAGCAAGGTTATAGAGTGTGCTACCTGTTGATGGATCAACTAATGTAGCTTCTTCTAATAATCTCATTTCCATTTCTTCACGGAAAGAATAGACAAGATAACGGAAATCGCCAACGATAGCGAATGCAGAACCTTGGTTGAAACCACCTGTTAAGTCAATGTGTCTTGGTAAAGCACCGATTTCGCCTTGGTCACCAGCAAGGACACCTAATTCGGTAATTGTTTTACGGAAAGCACTATTGAGTGATGGACCACCGAGAATAGCGGTTGGAACATAACCAGAGTTTTCAACTTTTTCCATTGCGTCATTGACAGCATTGTAGAATGAAACACCACTTGTGCCATTCCAAGTAACTGTTGCGCCAGCAGTTGTGGCATCGGCAACGATACCATTGAAACCAGTCCAAGGTGAACCAACACCGAAGAAGATGGTGGCATCAATAACTTGTTGGAAAGCACCAACAACTTGTTCTGTGATTTCTGGAACGATGTCAACATAGTTTTCAACATCTCTTAAAGTGTTAAGAGAAACTGGAACGATGACAGCGATTTCTTCTGCAACGAGGTCTTTGCCTTGCCATGCTAAATCGCTAATTGGTTTGTTTTTGATTTCATCCGCAGCACCTGCTGGGGTTGTTCCATTTTTAACCCAACCAGCAACTGGTAATGAAGATAAAACATTTAATTTATAGGTTTTGCCTCTCATATCTGGTAATCTACGACCAAGTTCAAGGGCTTTTGAGCGACCTAAAACGCCTCTAATGATTTCTCTACCATACTCAATTGGTAGGACAACGGAACTATTAAGAATTGCCATTTGATTTTTCTCCTTTATTTAATCAATTGTTTTAAAGCATCTCCCATCTTTTCAAATGCAGCACTCTTATCATCTTGTTGTTTATTAACGGTTTGACTTTGAGTAGGAACAACTGTTGAATGGGTTGCGCCTTTTGGTTGGTATTGCTCATACTCTTTCTTGATTTCCTTAATTACTTTATCTAAATCGCCATCTTCGGCATTAAGTAATCTAGTATCGTTTTTGAAAAAGTCTGGCAAACCTTCCTTTTTAAGTTTTTCACCAAGCACTGTGTTCTTTTTGAATTGTCTTAATTCAGTAAGTTCTTGTGCATCGTGTTCTTGTTGCTCTTTGACTTTCTCCGCAGCAATTTGTTCAGCGGTCATATTAGCTTGTTCTTTTGCTTTCGCTAAATCGCCTTCATACTTTTTACGCATGGTTGCCATTTGACCATTGTGTTGTGCAGTTAATTCATCTGCTTTTTCTTGAACTTTCGCAGCAATTAAATCATTAAGCTCTTGTTCGGTTTTTGGTAATTCTGTCATACCTAAATCTCCTCTCTTGAATATAGCGTCAAGGTCGCTTTCTCATTGGCTTTCGCCACTCTACTTTAAGTAAGTAGGCAACTATATCAAGAGCGGATCATTCCGCTTTGTTATCACTAATGTCTTGTGCTTGACCTTTTGTGGCATTAGCAAGATTATCTTCTTGTTCTTTGCCTTGTGGGTTAGCATTTTGTCTTTGTAAGTTGGTTTCGTTTACACCACTATTACTATTTTTATTATTAGTTTTTTCTTTTCTCTTGTCAACATACTCATTGTATTTAAACATACCTTTAAGATAGTCATTGACATTTGGAATCATACTAACACCTTGTAATAAGACCTCTGGGTTGCAAAGACCAGCATTGGACAAATTAACGATAGCATTGATGGTGTCAATATCATTGCTTGGTAATGTATGAGTA